AGACCAGTTCGTCGTTCTTCTGCCACGCACCGGGATACGGGTCACGAACAACAGGAGTCCAGCCGCCGCGCCCGACGACTGGTGCGGGCATGCCCGTCGAAGTGACCGAGCGTGCCCGCGTCAGTTCAAATCCGAATAGCTTCACTGGCGTGCGGCAGGCGGGGCAGGCGCGGCAGGAGTCCGCGTGTCTCTGGCATCCCTGCTGCCGCCGCTGCGGGTAGTAATCGCCCCGCCGCCGCCCGCTGTCGGCACGTACTGCGCATCGGTCAGGTAATAGACCGAGTTCGGCCGCGCACGGTTCCAGTTGATCATCCGCTCGGCGCGGAGGCCGACGAGGTTGTCCTGCCAGAAGGAGCGCAGCGCGCCTGTGCCGCTGACTGCCGCGTCGTCCATCACGACGCTCGCTTCGCGCGACACGTCGATCTGTACGCCGCCCTCGTCAGCGTAAAGCACGCCCTGCGGATGCACGCCGATGACGTTGGTCCCGGCAGCATTCGACGCAATGACGTTGAATCCCTCCGCCGCGCCGCCAGCTGCCCCGAGACCAGGAAACACCTTGTTTCCAAGCGGGTCGCGCACCATGCCAGCTGTAAGTGCGTTGGTCTCGCTCATGATCAGCGTCATCCCCGAGAGCGGGATTCCGTTCGCGGCGAAGAAGGAAGCGATGGCGTGCAGGTCCGCATACGGGTCATCGCTCGATACCGCCGTCTGCGCACCGTTCGTGATAGATGCCGGACTCACATTCGGCACGAGCGCGACTGCAGGGTCAATCAACTGCTGATCGAGAAACTGCGCCATGCCTGCGATCATGTCGGCGCGCACAACGGCCTCGGCTGACGGCGAAGACAGCTTCGCCAGTTCCTCAGTGATCACGATGATCCCGGCGGCCTTGCTGAACCCGAGACCGATAGTGGTCAGCGCGAGCTTGCCGACTGGCTTTGCGGCACCTTGCCCGACCCACTTATACGTGCCGCCGCCTGTCTGTACCGGGACCTGCGTGTTGAACGGCACCTGTCGGAATCCGGGAATCTTCCCGATGATGGTCGCCGGACGCAGCAGTTCCAGAAACTCGTCGGTCGCGTTGCGCATCTGTACGAGCGCGCCCGCCCACGACGGATTGACGGTATCGCCGGGCGCGACAGCCGCCTTGACCATCAACTCGACTTCCGGCGTCGAGTCACTGAACCGCTTGGCGAACTCCAGCGCGCGCATCGTGTCGCCCTTGCCGCTGACCAGTGCCATCGCGTAGCGCACGAAGGCGGTGCCCTTCGGCAGCATCGACTTGACTTGCACGATGGGCGTCGGCGGGCGCAGCGGGTCCGCGACTGGCTTCGCGCGCTCGACGTTGAAGGTCTCCATCTCGCGCAGGCGCATCACGTGCCCGTCGAGACTCTTGACCTCGGCAGAGTACCCGTCGTAGGCCTTCGTTTCGTCGGCGCTCAGCGTCGTGCCTGCATCGTCGGCCTTCTTCATCAGGTCAGCCATCGAGGCCACAACGGCGGCGCGCTTTGTTTCGTGAGCAGCGATCTGTTCGGCGTAGGTTGCATTCATGGGTCGCGCGTCCCTGACACGCACTGTCGGCAGGCCCGCATCGCCGGGCAGGTTGTGGCCGAGCGCGGCCGATTTGATGTTGAGAATCGTGGCGGCCATGTTCATCGGGATCGTGACCGCAGAGGTCTCTGCCCACATCCAACGCTTGATGTGATAGCCGCCGCCCTTGATGGGCGTGAGGTCCAGCGGAGAGAAGCCGACCGACAGGCCGCGTACCAGCTTGGCGCGCACGCTCTGCCACGCTTCATCGAGGCGATCCTTCAGCGTTCCAGGTTCAGCGACTTGCGCGAACTTGGCCGTAATGCGGATGCCTTCAGGAGTGACGCGAGCGGCTGTGACCTCACCGACAGGGCGGGCCTGATCGTGCTGCCACAGCAGCGGCATCGGCAGAGTGAACTGCGCGCCGCCCGGTTCCATCACGTCGCCGCGTCGGTCGCTGGCGGGCGTGGTGGCAAGGCCTTCGATGATCCGCTCTTCAGGATCAAACGATTTGATTTCGAGAACCGAGAACGCGCGGTCGAGCATCGGTGCCGGACACGATGCGCTGACACCTACCGAGCGGTCGATTTTAAGGTACGTAATGCATCGCGCTCCAAGGCGCGGCGCACGAGTGACGGCACGGACTGTTTCGTCTGCAGGGCACGCCGCGCCAGCGCGTCGAAGCGGCGTGTGGTAATGCGCACCGTCAGCGGAACGGATGCGTCCGTGTCATCCAGCGGAGGCCTGCCGCGCCGTTTCATGCGTTGCCACCGAACACGTAAATGTCGAAGGTCGGCACCTTCGCAGGTCCTGTCTGGCGGTCCATCCGGTCAACGGCCATCACGAGAGCGGCAACGGTGTCGATGCGTGCTGAGGACTGGCGCTTTGATGGCTTGATGTTGCCCGCCGCGTCAGTCTCCACGCTGACGTTCGACAGGTTCCAGCGCAGCACCGGGTGACCATCGTGCCGGAGTAGGCGGCCGAGTATGGCCTTTTCGAGACTCTTCGTCGGCGCGGACAGCTGCGCAAACCCTTGCCGCACTGGCACGCAGGTAAAGCCGTCCTGATCTTTGAGGCGCGTTACGAGGTCGGTGGCGTTCCACGGGTCGAAGGCCACCTCGCGCACGTCGCTGTCTTCTGCCCACGAGTTGAGTTCGCGGCGCACGCGCTCGTAGTCCACGACGTTGCCTTCGGTGACGATGAGCAGGCCTTCGTTCGCCCACTGCTCATACGGCACGCGGTCTCGCTGTCCGCGCTCGCGTAGCTTGTCGCCAGGTATGAACGCCGCGACACGCACCGAGAACCCGCCGCCACTGTCATCGGGATACACGCCGACCATCGCTGTGAGGTCTGTCGTTGATGACAGGTCGAGACCCACGAAGCAGCGGCCGGACCACAGGCGCGCCGGTTCTCGGCACTGGTCCCACGCGTCCATCGAAATCCAGCGGGCGGCCTGCTCGGTCCACTGGTTCAGATACAACCTGCGAAACGCATTCTCCTGTGCAGGGATTTCGACTGCACGGGCGAACTTCTCCCGCATCTCGTCCATCGAGCGGAAGTCTCCGAGTGCAGGGTTGCAGCTGCGCCAGACCTTCTCGTCGGTCCAGTCTGCATCGGCGGCGGCCTCGAAGATGATTGGCAGGAATGACGGGTCGAGTGCGGGATTCTCTGCGACGTTCTTCGCGTGTGCGTAGAGTTCCCACAGGATGGAGTGGCGGTCGTAGCCTGCGGTGCTGATGGCGATCACGAGTGGCTGTGCGCGAGCACCTGTGGACGACGAGAGCACGTCCCACAGTTCGCGCGTTGGGGCAGCATGTAGTTCGTCGTAGATGACACGGCTGGCGTTGAACCCATGTTTCGAGTAGGCCTCGGCCGAGATGGCCCGATAGATCGATCCGGTCTTGCGGTGAACGATGCGCTTCTGTGAGTCCAGGATTTCGCACTGCGCGAGCAGTTCACTGTCGTTGCGAATCATCTGCGCGGCGACGTTGAAGACGAGAGCGGCCTGATCCTTGTCAGCTGCTGCCGAGTAGACCTCCGCGCCGATCTCGCCATCGAACAGCAGGCCGTCTATCGCCAGCGCGGCAGCGATCTCCGACTTGCCGTTCTTCCTCGGCATCATCAGCAGGGCAGTGCGATACGTGCGTCGGCCGCGCCGGTCGGTCCTGAACAGCGGGCGGATAATCTTCCGCTCCTGCCACGGCCGCAGGTTGAACGGTTGCCCGGCGAAGGGTCCCTTCGTGTGCGTGAGGCGATTGATGATTTCGACCTTGCGTGAGGCCTGCGAGAGCACAGAGACAGACTCCCGGCAGGAAAGCGGGACAGCGGCGCGGGGAACGCCGCCGTTGAGTTTACTCGGTCGCTGTCTTCTCCCGCAGAACCATGCCGTATTCGTTGGGTTCAGCCGGGACCATGCCACGGCGCAACACTAATCGTTGCGCGAAGCGGCGGTAGTCTACGTGATGATGCCAGCGGCCGAACCGCCACACGAGGCGGCTGCAGTCAGGATGCAGCTTGACCTGCATCTGCGATTTCGGCAGCGTGCCCTCGGACTCGTAGAAGTCGTCCGTATTCCCGCCCTTGATGATTTGCGTCGAGACCTTCTTCTGCAGAAAAGCGTTGAACTGCACCGTGCAGAGTCCCGACTTCAGGATGCGCAGCGACAGGTCGGTGTCTTCGTTGTAGCGGCCACGCCAGCGGAACGGCAGGTCGTTGCGTATCAGGTTGCAGGAGTAAATCCGCGTGTTGAGTTTGTACGGCGGCATCTTCGATTTGCGCGGCGCGAACATCTCGTAGTTCGGACCTGCCATGCCGACGTTCGCGCAGCGCAGGCAGAAGTCTTCCATCGCGCGGAAGATTGCCCCGTCCGTGACCCACGCCTTGACGTTCTGGTTCATCCGATAAAAGTGATAGATGTTGTCGTCCATTACCCAATGCCACGGCGCACCGGAGGCCATCGCGTGCGCCCACGCAAAGTTGCGGGCGGGTCCCGGTCCTCGACTCTTCGTTGCGCCCAGGTCATCGCAGGTGTCGTAGGTCTCCTGATACTGCGGGTCGAGAATCAGCAGGTTCGATGGGTCAGTGGCCTTGCAATATTGTTCGTGCTCCTGCTGCTCGATGACGACGCGATAGGGCACCTTCATCGCATCGAGCGCACGAATGGTCAGGCGGCGTGTGAACTCCGCGCGACCCTTGCTCACGATGTAGATCGGGAACTGTGGCTGCATTCAATGACTCAACACGGGACTCGCTATCGAGAGATCACAGTCGGCCTCACGCAAGCGCAGTACGGATACCTCCACGCAGAGGCCATCGCCCGCACGACCAGCATCGCGCAACTTATCCGCGAGATGCTGACGGAGCAACTGCCGCCGCTGATGGAGACTGCGCCAGTCGCGCCGCGTCCTCGGCCTCGTAGATGACCGGGATCGGCGGGTTCAGAAGTTCGCCGCGTGGGAACCACATTCCGTGCGCCTTC